TGTTTTTTGCCATAAATTTCTTTCTGATTTTACTTCTATCTTTTTATTAGTTAGCATTTCTGCTATTTTTTCTTCTCTAATTGTACCATATTGTAAGTCAAGGTCGAACTTTTTTCTATCTTTTTTAGTGGGTTTCATACCAGCTTTCTCCTATTTTATATTCTCCATTTAAAGGACATCTCATACTAAAATGTTCTCCTGCTTTAACTATAGACTCTACTCCTAGAGTACCTACTGCTTCTGCTTGAGATTCTTTAACTTGTATCTGCCATTCATCATGGATGTTAGCTACAAACTTAGCATCTAAAGTATTTAATTTAATTAAATTATCTAAAAGTTGCATAGCTTTCTTCATTACAATAGCACCTCCTCCTTGTAATAAAGTATTTAATGCAGCGTGTTCGCTTCTAACATATATTTTTCTACCATCTAATCCTTTTAAATATCCTCGTCTTGCAGCTTGTTGTACTTTAGTTGTAAGATTTTTAAGTGCAGGTAAGTTAGTAAGAAAAGTTTTCTTCAGTTTAGAACCACCTTCTTTACTCTCACCTATAATACTTCCTATCTTAGCATCACCTGCTCCATATACTAAAGCATAAATAAAAGTCTTAGCTTTATCTCTACTATCTAATCCTGCTAAGTCCTGATTAGTTGAATGAATATCACCATTAACTACTTCATGTATGTAATCTGTATCACCCATGTAATGAGCTAGTACTCTTAGTTCAAGACCACTAGCATCAATACCAACTAATTTATAACCTTCAGGTACAATCCAACAAGAACGACACTCTTTACCATAAGGACTGTAAACAGCAGGTATTTGTGCCATGTTTGGACTGTAGTGAGACATGCGACCTGTTATAGTTCCATTTGGAATAACGTGACCATGTACTCTATCATCTTTAAGTTCTTTCATCCATGAAGTTATCTGTGCTATACGCTTTTGTAATAATAAAAACTCAGCAATAAGTTTAGCTTCATGTATATGTTCAATTTTTTTAAGTGTACCTTCATCAACAATAGGTTGACCGGTAGGTGTAAATCTTTCTGGTTTCCATCCAAAGTCTGTTAAGTATTCACCAATTTGTTTACGACTACCAAGATTAAAGTCTTGTAATTCTTTTCTCATAAAAGGTGTAGTGTTATTAGTATCTACTCGTTCAGCATACTCTACATTAGTTAATCCAGATTTAGAAAGCGTTCCATCTTTCTTAAGTTTAGGAATAACTTTCTTAACATCAACCCATTTAGGTTTGAATGTCCTATGAACTTCATCTTCTACTTCTACCATTCTATCTTTTAGTTTGGCTAGTAATAGTGTAGCTTCTTTTTCATTGAATAAGAATCCAGTTTTTTCTTGGTCACTAATTATTTTAGCAACATCATGTTCTAACGAAAGACATTCATCACTAAAACCACGACCTTCATCTAATAACTTTTTGTATACAACTTCATTTAATTGTACATCCCTAGTGCAATACTCTAGCATTTCAGGTGTATAACTATCAAAGTCTTCTGGTTGTTCTTGTTTATGAAAGCCAACACGATAACCCCAAGTTTTTAAACTGTGTCCATTTTCACGAACAGGATTAAATAATCTTGACATAACTAAAGTATCTTCAATAGCACCATTGTATTTAAAATCTATTAGTCTTTCTAAAACTGGAATATCATAACCAATTATATTGTGTCCAATAAGTACATCAGCAGTTTGTAAAAACTCTTTGCCTTGTTCTAGCTGGTCAGGATTAAAAGTATGTGTAGTACCATCTAATTCTTTTGCAACTATACACCAGAGTTTAGTAGGTGTTAGCCCATCTGCTTCTATATCAAAAATAAGTTTCTTCATTATCAAATGTCTCCGAGTCTGTTACTTCATATAATCTACCACTATTATTGTCGTATTGCAAAGTACATGCTAATCCTGTGTCTCCAGTATACCTAGACTTAAGTACTCTTACTTTAGTACGACTAGCTTCTTCTGGGTCTTTAGCTTGTTGATTTCTCTCAAGAGCAATCACACAATCAGACAGCTGAGAGATACCTTGTGAGCCTTTTAAGTGTGAGAGTGATACCTCAATACCTTGCTCATGTCCTTTCTCTCCTGCAGCTCTTCTTAAGTGTGATACTAATATCATACCTACATTAGTTTCTTCAACTAAACTACGAAGTTTATTCATAAGTGTATCAATACCTCTACGTTCATCACCTTCTGATAAGATATTGACAAGCATGTGTAAGTGGTCAAGCACTACCCATTTACATTGACAACCAATAATCATATAACGAAGCTTAGAAAATATTTCATCAATATCAGTAGCTCCTAAGTGAGCATGAATAAATACTCGGTCTTTCTCAATTACTTTATCAAAGAACTCATTGAGCTGTTCAGGTGTGTACTTATCTCGTTTCTCATTAAGATATATTCTGTCATTAGCTTCAATAGATATTAAACCATCAGCAGTTCGTAACCAATTTTCTTCAAGGGCAACGATACCTACATTGTCTTTAGTATTTTTAATAAGCCAATGCTCAAGCTCTCTAGTCACCGAAGACTTACCAAGTCCTGTACCACCTGTAAGTGTTACTAACTCACCTCGTCTTAGTCCATACAGTTTCTTATTAAGACCTTCCCAAGGATAAGCAATACTTTCTTTTGTCTCACGATTTAACCAATTACTTTTTTGTGCTGATAATTCCATGATACCAGAAGGAGTATATGTTTTAGCCTCCCACCATGCTTTAGTAAACTCAGAATATTTCTTTTGTCTAAGCATATCATTAGCATCTTTGTAACCATTAGGTAGATTTATTATTTTAATCTTGCCGGGTTTTACTATACGAGCTACATTTTTAGCAGCTTCCTGTCCTGCCTTGTCATTATCAAAGCACAACACAACTGTATCAAATGCCTCAACAAACTCAATACTTTCTCGTATATCTTTAACTGCACCTGCAGCACCACGCTTAAGTGATACGACTGCATACTTGCCTTGAAATAATTCATCGACTGCCATAGCATCACATTCACCTTCTGTAATAGTTAAGTACTTACCTTTAGTATTACGATACATCTGTTCACCAAATAAACCAGTGCCTTCATATGTACCATTGCTAAAGAAACTTTTGTTATCTATAACTCTTGTTTTAGTACAAACAACTTCCGAACCATTGTAAAATGGATAGACATGTTTTTGTATTTTATCTGCATGGTCGTTAATAATTTTAACACCAAACTTAATGGCAGTTTCTTTTGATATACCTCTATCTGTTAATGCTCCATAGATACCAGAATAAGAAGTTAAGAAAGTATTATTTTCTTTAGGTTTTATTACTGGTACTTTTATGTCTCCACTTTTCTCATAGTCTGGGAAAAATGTAGAACAACTAAAACAATAAGCTGAACCATCTTCATTCATTGATACTGCATCACTACTGCCACAACTATGACAAGGTAACTTATGTTTAATAAAAGTTGTTTTATTATGTTCCATATTCTATCTCCAAATAGAAAAAGCTAGACAAGAATTAAACCCCTGCCTAGCTTTTGTTAGTTAATAATACTACTTTTCGTCAGAGGTTTCTCCTTCTTCTGTAGTATCTTGTTCGACTAAAGCTTCTGGACTATCACCAAGCAACCTTTCTAAGTTAGCTCTATGAGTAGCCGATGCAAAGCTTAAAGCCTCAGTAATGACTTCTAAACTTCCAACTTTAGAAACTATAACTTTAGCTTCGTTTAGTTTTTGTTCATCTTCAATACTGTTGATGTTGTATGATAGCATACCCTCATCATTTTTTATAGTAACTATCATTAGAATTCTTCTCCATCACTCAATAGTTCATCACCATCTTGTGATTTGTAAGCTACTAAATCAATTACTTGAACAGCTTGTAAATCTAATCCTACATAAGGACCAAACTTACCTTCACCAGAATACTCATTGTATTGTACTCTGACTTTAGAGCCATTCCCAACAGCAACATTTAACTCTTGCTTGTCGGTATCAAGCAGTCTAGGTGCAGGTCTAACCATTCCGTTAGGACCATTCACTTTCCTCTTGATTACTACAGCAGAACCTTCGTCATGCTGTTTTATTTTATGACCACGAGAAGCAAAGTCATTAGCAGTATCTTCATCAACTATTAAGTCAACTGTATATACTGGTTCGAACTTTGTGTTCGGAGTGGTTATACTTGCCCATTTTACTGAGCCTTCTAATATTGCCATATGTTTTCCTCCATTTATAGCTAATTAAAAAATTGTGAGAGTTGTGAGCTGACTACTCTCAAAGTCATGGTCTGAACCAAACCTTTGGGTTAATGGAGATAGAGGGCAGGTTACTCTTTGTTCCCTAAATTCTAATCTCAGTATACCACAGGTAAAAATAATTTACAACCCCTGTGCTATAGTTGTTTCCTCCTTTATTAAATCTTCTTGTGCTTTTCTTTCTAAATCATCTACTGCATAAATTACTTCGTTTACTACATCTATTATATTATCTTGTATTTGATTTATTTTTTCAAATCTTTTTTCTAAATAGGTTAGTCTGTAATCTAATTTTTTAATTTGATTATCATGCACTATTGTAAATGATGCACTAATAATTAACATAAAACTAACTATTAATCCTATTGTTATTTTATATATCATACGTTACCTCTTATAATTTTATAGCTAATATAACTACTATTCCTAGCAGCAATATATTAGTCATAGCTAATTCAATTCCTAAAATAGTATGATACCATATCCATCTAGTTTTGTAAGCATTATCAATATTTAATTCTTCTGGGTCTGGGTCTTCTTCCCAAGTTCCTTTATCAGGATTAGACCATAATATTTTAAATATATTTTTCATCTTCCTTGTCCTCTATATTTTTTAAAACTTCTTCGTTTGTGTTTATTCATTGTACTTGTGCCTATATTTTTTTTATTTCCTTGACTAGTTTTTTTCCCACGACTACCAGTTTTAGAAATATGAATTGTTGTTTGTTTTTTTACTGCCATTATTTATCTTCTTTATCGTAGTAATAATCTCTCAAAAACTTTTCATTGTATTTGTAATACATTTTAAAATCTTTATATTCTTTTTCACCATATTCTCTTCTTTCTTTACAATTAGCAATAAACATTCTTTCGCAAAACTCTCTAAATTTTACTTCATCATCAGTCATTTTCTTTTCCTCGTGTTACTAAATGAGAATAAATAAGCCCTTCATCATCTATTTTATTTCTTAATTCTTTTAAAATATTTATGTTACCATTAAATTCCCATTCTTTATTATCTTTTAATCTAGTAATTTTATATATATCTGATACTATATCTAAAGCTACTAAAGTATCTATAGCTTCTGAAGAATTATTAGCCCACAATTTTAATTTATCTTTCTTATTATCTATTAAAACATTTCCTATATATTCATCTAACATTTATTATCTCCTGTAATTCCTCGTATGTATTAACATGAGGATATTTTTTTAATTTTTTTATTAACCATCTGTCTGTCATAAACGACAAGTATCTAGTATTTGCTGACATAACATATTGTTCATCAGGTACATATGTATCTACATTATTTACATTAATATCTGTAGTACTATCTTCTGGCATAATACTTTTTAACCATTGTACTTGTATTCTTTTTACTTTATTTTTTAACTTTTTATATTTAGTTCTGTTCATATTAAAAAGTATGAAAAGTAAATGATGGTTCTACTTTAAATCCTTCTGGTAAAAAGGAAACTAAATCTTTTACTTCTTCTAAAGTAAACCTAACATCTGCTGAGTTTCCTTCATCATCAGTACTTAAAATAAGTCCACGACCTGCAAACTCTCTATCATGAATAGCAAAGTATCTATTAGTATCATGAAGCAATCCTTCATCATCAACATACAATGTATTATCTTCATCTACATCAACACAATCAAATGCTCTACATTCAATAAGTGTATAAAGTTCTTTATAGTTTCCTGTAACTACAACCTCTTTTATTGTTTCATCAAAGGGATTAATTAATATACCTTTCATTTTCTTACTCCATATATTCCTGTTAATTTATCTTTAGTAGGATGTTCGGAATTTATAACACCCTCAAAAATTTCTTTAGCTATTTTACTGGACTCCTCTTTGTCTGTCAAGACTGTTATAATTTTAACATTAGATAACTTAGGTTTCCAAGTTTTCCAAAATACTTTTTCTATTGGCTCAACATCCCAAGTCCATAATATATTTTTACCATTATAATTATAACCAAATTCTAAATTATATTTTTTAATAGCCATTTTCATGTTCCAATGTCAACCTATCTTGCATAGCCATGTGTTGTAAATCATCACTAGATACTGCATCAGCACAATGTTTAGATAAAAACTCAATAACTATTTCAGCTTTAGGTCTTAGACATTCAGAATCTATATAGTTTTCATATACATATTCTATACAATCAGATTCTAAATCTGGTCTATTAGGTAATACCCAAACATTATCTACATAAGTTTGAACTTCATCCATTATATTATCGTTTGCTTCGTTACTCATTATATACTCCATCTATAATTAAATCTGATTCTGTTTCAATAACAACTCTAGCCCCACAAGAAAGAGCTGTCTTATCATTACCACTATAAGTTATTTTACTATTACCTAGTATCT